TTTTCAGAGCCAATGGTTGAAGAAATAGTTATATTTTTTGAACCTGAAACCTTGCAATTTATAGATGAATTTACGCCACACCATGATGAGCCTTTTCATCAAGACGAAATATTACTAGAAGAATTTATATTCCAAGAAACATTCTTAGTTGAAGATTACAGCGAACCTGAGACATTTATTGAATTTAACTCCATAGACGAATTAGAAGAATGGTTTGAAGAAGAAACCAATGAACGCTTTGAAGAAAACCTAGAAGAAAGACTTGCAGACCTTGATGAGCCTGAAGAAGAATTTATAGAAGAAATATTTGAAGAAGAAGCAGTAGAAGAAATCTTTGAAGAAATAGAAGAAATGCAAGAGACAATGGAAGAAGAACTTATTGCAGAAAGAGAAGAAGAAGCTAGAGAAGAAATACTTGAAGAAGTGGTAGAAGAGTTTGAGGCAGTTGAAACTGAATCACCTACAGGTAAAAATAAATTAATGACTGTAGCTCTTAATGTGGTGCGAGCAGGAATACAAACAGCTTCTAACAGCTATTCTCAGGCTAATGGTGGCACTACATCAAATAATACAAGTAATAACACCTCTAGCACTAATGTAGCCACAGGAAGCACGACAGCATCTAGTGGTGGTATTAGCACTTCTAGTAGCCCTAGTGCATCAGATCAGTTTGCTAGTGCAACACAACAATCTAACCAAGTTTTATCTATGTCAAATGATATGGGTGGCTCTAATAACGCAACTATGTCTATAACACCTTTACCTACATTTGATAACTCTGCATCTATGGTTGTAGCTGATGTACAAGTGCAAAATGTACAAGGCGAAATTGACACAGCATCTTCAGGTGTGATGACAGCCTCAGAAGCAGATCAAATAGCAGATAAAATTATTGCTCAAAACATAGAAGCACAGCAAGAAGAAATAGA